CCGAAAGAGCCAAATACACATGCAAACAAAAGCATTTCAATACCATCGTGTGTAAGATAGTAATACTTTACTTTATTCCATAATTTTTTCATTTTAAAAAGTCCGATAAATCAGAATCAACTGAACGCGCTCTGCGTTTTTTCTTTTCTTCTTTTACAAGTTCCTTTACTTCTACATCTACGTGTCGTACCTTTTCGATTCGATCTCGTAATGTATCTACAAAAGCTCCGACAACTTGTTGAGTCATTTCGTCACCCATCTCGTTATCAACAAAATTTTCAATACCAGATTTTGTAAGATATTTAATTTTAATGTCTTGTTGTTTTTTCTCTTTTGCAATTCTACGAAGAAAGGCATACCAAGTAATTTGTGTAAAATATGCAAATGCGTTAGGTTTTCCAGTACGAGTGGCTGCCTCAATATTATAGTTCTCAATAGCCTTTAAACAATTCTCTACTGCATCCATGACCATTTCTTCGCGATATGTGTAGCGAATAAAGTTAGATTTGTGAGACAAACCTTCAGCGATTCGTAAGAAACACTGAGCAATATAATCAGGTACGATTGGAAGCTGCTTTGAATTTTTTTTAGCTTCTTGAACAATAGTAACGTAGTCAACTACTGCTTGTGAAAAATCTGCGTTATTTACATAATGGATGCTAGCTCTTTTTGAACGTGCCATTATTATTCTCCTTCATAATATAGGTTATTATACCACAGTGGGCTTCAAATGTAAACAGTTATTTTATTTCTATCTTGTGCGTTTTATGCATGTACAAAAGCTTATTTATATGGTATAATAAAGCATGCTTTGGAGGGAAGAGATAGACCCTACCAAAAAAACATCGCGATTTGATATAATAAGAAATAAAGAATTATATTGATTAAAACGTAGTTAAAAATTTGTCTTAAAAAATTTAATAATTCCATTAATGCATTGTTCCTTTCGGCTTGAACTGAATTACTTTTGAACTCCCAGAATCGTCAGTATATTCATCAACATATGCCGTATCCTCATTATTATCTTTTTCAGCAAATTTATATTTGAGATAAGAATCCATTTCATCTTCAGACATCTCATCGATATCTACCTCAGAAAGTACCTCATCTAAATTCAATGTTCTCCTCGATTCATTCGAAGTTTCTACTTCTAAGATTGCTTTAGCGTAATGGACTACAAGATCTGTAGATGGATTCATTTGCCCAATAATATGCAAAGAATTTAAAGTCTGCAAATCAGATACATCTTGAGTAAATGACATCCATGGTTTGAATGAATAATATCTAACATTACGTTCATAGTCGTCAACACACATCAATTTTAATACTTTGCGTACGACAAGATCAGGCTCTGCTTCTGATGGTTCAGTTACTACTTCACAAATAATTTCTTCATCATTAGCAAGTTTTAGCTGTTTAATATTAATCATAGCTGAACCTTATAAGTTTTATAATCGAACTCTTCTTTCTTGTACATTTTTAGCCTTTCATATGAATGTAATAAACAAAAATTTTGGCGAGATTGCCAGCTTAAATCATCGGTAATATCATATAATTGTGTTATAATACCATCGCTGCTTTTTCTTAAACCTCGTCCAATTGACTGTAGTACTCGTATTTGCGACTTTGATGGAGAAGCAAATATAATGTTATGCAATTCTTTTATATTTATGCCTGTACTAAATGTTCCTAATGATGCTACTACAATAGCATTTTTTTGATTCTCAACTATACCACGAATTGCTTCTCTATCAGATGTCTGTGTATCTCCCGATACAAAAAATACCTTTCTTGATGGATCAGCTTTATCACGTATAGAATTAAACAATGGTTTACCATGTTTTTCTACATAATTGTATAGTACAAGAGTATTTCCTTTCATATCTATAGCTAGATTTTTAATAAAATTATTTCGTTTTTCATGTGTTACAATGTAGTCGATCTCATCCTGATATGTTCTCGGACCAAAGTCCTTACGTACTTTCTCTGAGTAGTCAAGTACGAGTCGTTTAATCGAGAGCTTGGCGAGAGTATCGTTATCTTGTAAGGCTTTTGTTGTGGTAACGCGGTATATTTTACCGAATAAACCTTGGAGTACGAGTTCATGTGTTTGAGCTCCATCTAATGTTCCTGTTGTTCCAAATCTAAATTCTGCTTCACTACATTTGTTCATTATAGTCATTAATGATTTTGATTTAAATCCATGGCATTCATCACCGAATACACACCCAAATTGTTGAAACCATTGAGCCTGTAATCTATGCACTGATTGCCACGTGCTAACAACAATTCTTTTATCTGTAGTTTTATCTTTTCCTGAGTATATCCGATGCACATTAGTTTCTACATTATATCCGTATTGGGCAAAATCCGAATACATTTGCTCAACCAAAGAAGTTGTAGGAACAATGATAAGTATTTTTTTATCGTAAGATTCGAGATACCATCGCAATAATGTGTAGATTATTAGAGATTTTCCTGATCCTGTTGGACTGAGGAGGATTGCCCTTTTTCTGGTAATGGCTTCGCCAACGCAGTCAAACTGATAGGAACGAATATCGAAAGGAAGATTAATGCTATCAACAAATAACCTAAGATCGGATGAATTGATGCGTATTCGTTCATTTGGATCACCATATGCAGAAGATTGTGGATCTAGTATATATCCGCGTTTCTTAGCAAATTCTGCTAAATGATAGAATAAACCTGCAGGCAATTCGTTAGTAGATCTGCTATATAAGCGTATCTTACCATCCCACATTCTATTACGGAAAGCAGGCATAAACTTATAACCAGGAACAAAAAACGAGAAAAACTCATTTAGTTCTTGGCCTATGCCGCTATCGCAATCTATAAAAAGATTGGAATGATTTAACTTCCAGACTCGAATTGTTTCCATGAAATAATATTACGTATTGTTTGATGTCGCCATTTAAGATTATCTATAATCTCGGTTAAAACTTCTATAAGCGTCTTATAATACTGGATTTTTTCTTCTGATTTTTGTATGTCCAAATCAGAATTATAATAATAATCCATTTCACCCTTTAAGATCTTAAGTCCATCAGTTGGATCATATGTCCAACCTAATGCATCCATTCTTTCTTTTGACATTTTGCCATTATACCAAAGCCATTTATCACGCAACAATATTTTTTGTTGGTGTTCTGATTTTTTTAATTGTAGCTTAGTTGTAGAAAGAAGGGACAAATACTTAGAATGAAGCATAGGAGTTAGTCGAGAAGCTTCGTCTAATTTCATATTGTCAATTTGGCTATCTGTAGCCCACATCTCATGTATTTTCTTAAGATCAAACATAATATATCCTTATTGTAGTACTATGTATATTATACTACAAACACGTCTAAAAGTACATAGTTTATACTAATTCGAAATAATTAAATCTAAACGATGAACTAAAAACTATAAATTCTGTACCAGATGCGGTCGATTCAAATACAATATCACCCAACGAGGTAGGTACACAATCTATATATCTAACTTGTTTAGTAAGATTATTATGGCTTGATAAAATAGAAAGAGTGATATCGGCATATGTGGGTGGGTTTACCATAGCATTCCCCCGCCTCTGCGCCCGGGAAGGCACACCATTCAAGTTGTTGTCAAGTAACCTTCGCATCCAGTCAAACATTTCTGAATAACCTTTTAAATTTTCATCTAATATAATGTTACATGATAATTCGTTAAAGGTTAGTTTATCACCAGGAAATGGTACACCAGATACTTTCTGATACGGAACTTCAACAGAAGACATGATCATACCAGGGTGTGTAATATTTTGACAGAAAAACTCTAGGTTTGGATAGTTTCGTCTATCAATTGTTAACTTAAAACTGGTAGGTTGTAAGTAATTGAAATTTTCTGTTAAATCAGCCATACATCTATTTATACAAGTTAGAAAGAAAAATGGGCAGCCGAAGCTGCCCAAGTTCTATTAGTGTTATTGCGATCTATGCGCCGAGGATGTTGTCGACACGGAAGATTCTGTAGTATTGGTTAGTCTTAGCTGTTGCAAGACCGTCTGCCGGTGATGCACCAACGAATGGATTTGAGACCATGCCGTAGCGAGTCTTAAAGCCAATTTTCGGCTGGAATGTATCCTCACCGACCGCACGTACCATTGTTAGTGGAACGTATGGGCAATAGAAGAGACCAGCGTCGTAAGGATTTGTACCTTTGTAACCAATGTTGATGTAATCACCAGTTGCATATGGATCTACGTAGATTCTCATGCGACCGTTGAGTGTACCAGCAAATGTGTTGCCAGTGTCATCAACGTTAAGGTTTGTGTTCATTGCAGGTGCGTAGTCAAGCATACCTGAAGCTGCAAGTGCTGAAGCTACGTCAGATGAACAGATAGCAAAGTTACCTTTTCCTCTACGAGTTTCTTTTGCAATTGTGTTAGCTTCACGCTCCATCTGAAGAATCAGACCCTTGAACTTCTCAACTGACCAACGACCATCGGCATCACTCTGGATGTCGAAGATACCATTGATTGCTGTGTTACCTGTACCTGCACCGGTTTTTGCCTGTGAGTTAATTGTACGGATAACTTCGCGGTTGATTTCAGCCATGATCTCAGTTGACAGAATGTTAGCCAACTCAGTTTCAGCGTCAAGACCATGAATTGCTTTAAGGTCTTGTGCCAATTCCAAGCTGTATTCTG